CCATTTTGCCATACCCCATACATGTACGAAATCATCAGGATCAATGGACTGAGCAAGACACCTAACAAAAACACGGGGACGCTGATCAGCAGAGATTTGATCAAATATGTAAGGAAGGGATTCGATGCCCGGTTGAAACATGTCTTCAAAGTAGATAACATCTTCATGTGTAACTTCTCCATTCTTCATCATTTGAACCAAGTTCATCATTTGGCTCATGCCAAAATAACTGCGCCCATGTGCATCTAACACTTGCCCAACACTGATTGCCTGTGTGTTGTCAATGGTTGTTCCTGGCACATAAACAACGTCTAGATCACGTTGATTAAAAACACGTCGGTTCCACTCTGTTAATTGTAGTGTGTAACGGGCTTCGTAACTTTCCAAGCCCATGTAGTATAGTTTTCTTATCATGAACGTCTAATGCTAAAGCGTTGCAGGTCTTGATCCCACATATCTTTTGCATTCTTTCCTTGAGAAAATTTATTAAATTGTTGATATGCATAACTTTTAAAGTTATACAAATCACCTTCGTTATAACGATAGCCATATGTTTGACAAAAGTCTTGAAGTTTTTCCAAGTCGTCAAAGATTTTGTTAACAATGGCATTGGGTTTATATGTTGTCTTGCCCATTATATTACCTTTTTAAATTACCAGATTGTGTGAAGGTTGAGTAGTGTTGTAGTAAATTGTGGCACCGTTCTCACCATCTTCGGAGACAGTAATCTCAATGTCACGTTCGGGATAGCGAGTAGCAATTTGCTCAAAGAGGTCATCGCTAATCATTTCACAACTCTTGTAATTCAATTCAAGTGTTCCGCCTTTATAAAGATTTTCTAACCAGCGTTTAAATTGAATGAATTCAATATCCCTATCATTGTGAAATACTTGAATCGCCACATTAAAGTGAAAGATGTGTCGATGTGGAGTTCCTAAAAAGCTGACATCATACTCATCACCTGTAGCAAGTGCTGGGTCTGTTGCCGCTGCCGGGTATTTATGAATACCTTCTTTTTGAAATGTAATAAAAATCATACGCCTAGCATGATCTTTAATACGGTTACGTTTTTCTGTTTTTGCAAGGAGTTGTTGTTCAATCATAGTATTACTCTTAATAAAAGTTAAAGTGTTTTGTCGTTGTTGTATTCGGACCAATTGGTAAAGCATTTGCGATCTAATAGATTGTGCAAACTGTGGCACCATACTCCAGGATTGGTTGCTGAAAAGTCTTTGTCATCTAACTTAATTGTAGCATTATATCCCAGCTGTTGTAAATAGGGCAATTTCACCGAAATCATTGGAATAAAGGTGTGACGTTCGGTCAAACCTGATTCTAGCAACCCTTCAACGCAGGAAACATCTATATCCAGGGTACACAGGTAACCCTGATCTAAAAAATGATAAATCATATTTTCCCATTTAGCCCATTCAGCACCGTTATTAACCTGGATTCCCGGGAAACTGTGGTTAGCACCAAAATAGATATGTTTGATATGTTTTGATTTATCTTCGTAACCATTAAAATCATCTAGCCAATCTTGAATGTCTTGCTTTGGCTGTACCCCTACTACAAATAGTGTATGAAGGCCTAGTGCTGGAGTTTGTTCAATTTCGATGCCGGTAAAAAAGTTAACCTGTTCGTGTCCATCTCGGTTCATTATATTTTCCTTAGGTTATTCCATATTTCGTCGCGTTCAGGATCGTATGGTATCCATTGTTGATTGTATATGTTTTTTGATAACAAGTCAAGTCTTTTTTGATCAATTTTAAATAATCTATTAGGTAACAGCACCTGTTTGATCCATTCAAGATGCACAACGGGACTAGGTTGAATTTCATTTTGGCGAGTAGTAGAAAACTCGGGTAGCTTGCTGAATGATTCAAGGCCAAACCAAGGGCGATGCCACATCCAATTAAATTCATTGCAATCTTTCTTTTGGTCCGGTGTCAAGTAATCAAAATTGTATGTGCCAAAAAAACAGTGATGTTTTAAAAGTTTCCCAGCACTCCATATGTAATTAAAAGATCTTAGATTAGACTGCTTTGTTTGTATGTATTGATGATATTGCTGAATTTCGGGCACAGTACTAGCACTGGTTAACCACCAAGTTTGATCGTTGACTATAGTTAGATTGTCCGAATACGTTAAGTCCGATCCTATTATGGCATCCCAGGAAGAATCTTCAATGATTTTATCAAATCTTTTTGGCATAGCCCACTGGACTAAAAATATAGCGTCTGGATCATGCCTAACTGTGTCAATGACATTACTGTATATAAACTCATTACCGGCGCCAATGCCGGCAATATTAATAACATTATAATCGGGTAACAATGCTTGTAATATTTGTGGCCATTCGGGCCACAAATGACCGGTTGCAAACCCATCACCAAATGTATAAATGTTAGTTGTAAGCATAGTGCTCCTTGGTCGATACTTCGTAGTCAGCTTCCATAAAACTGTTATACTCGGGAGTATCGCGACTAAAAATAAATTGATTCTTTTCCACCCAAGTATCAACACGAGACAAGTCAGGATCTACAACCAAGTGTTGACACAGGGTTGTTAACTTTGATGTTTTGTTAACTATGTCCGAAAATTCAATATGATGTATATTTGGTTTATCGCATTGGTAAAATGGTGTTAGATAACTTTTAGCAGTTTCTCTCATTAGATCAATTCGTCCCATGCCGGTATATTGTTCCCATTGCGGCTTAAAAAATAAGTTGTATGCACGTAGCCAACGATATAATTTACTCTGTAACGATTCTGTTGTAATTGAAATTACATTAGAAAATTTAGCAGTATCTAACAGTATAGGATGACAGTGTGTTCCTAAAAATCTCTTTGACAGCCAATCTGGATTAAATCCTTGTTTAAATACCTTCTCATAAGTTTGATCAAACTCGGCAACATCATACGAATCGTACACTGACCAGTTGTCACCAATAAACAAAAAATGTTCCATGCTGGTAACTGTTTCTCCAATTTTTGTTCGAAATTCAGGAGTCTTATTTAAAATATTGCAGAGTAACCCGCCACCGGTATAGTGCGGATAACAGACTAAATTCATAAAGAGTTTTCTAAGTTATCTAATAGATCAGAGTTCAATCCAGTGTCGTTGTCGTCAACTTCGGCCTGTTTGAATAAGGTATTAAACATGCCTCGAGCACTGGTTGTTTTCTTACCAGTGAATCCGCGTGTACCAATAATTAATTCAAATGCTCGAGAGTAATATTCAATTTTTGCAAGACTGCGATCTCGATCTTGCTGACTAAAGATATCTTCAACAATGTTTTTAAAATTATATGCAGGATCAGTGACGCCGGCCAACATTTTAGGCAGTGTGCCTTGATCGTACATTTGATTAGCTAACTGTACTGCGTTAATGTGATGCCAGACGTTATGTCCCATCATTAGTGCATAACTAAATGAATCCCAGCTGGTTTTGCCTTCTAGTCCGAGTTTATTTAGATCACCAGGACCATAGACACAGATATTAGACACTTTAAGATGTTTAGATATTGGACTATCATCAAACACATCGTGAACACCGTCTTGAAGTACTGCATCACGGAAACTGCGTTGATCAGTGGCGTATTGTTTGTTATCTGCGGTTGGCTCCATTTTGTATGTCCACTTGTCAAACGGATCACAACGTGTTGTGTAATAAATTTGACCATTTGCAGTAGCTAAAAATGGACTGGCACAATCAAAGCTAATGGTAAATTGTGGATTGTGATATTTGCGTACTGCACGTTGAATGTCAGTGAGCAACACTGCCCATTCTAGCTTGCTTGTGCCCAAGAAGTGCATCCAATCGTGAACACCGGGCTGTAATAATCCATCATGCATTAAGGTAATAATTCGACGTAGTACAAGGTGTACATCACACATATTCTGACCACCCATGCCCCATCCGTTAAAATGCCTTCCGGGATATTTGACTGGATCACAGTAATCCTTCATTTCCTCATACCACGAATCTGCATCATCGTGGTTAGCACCTTGAAGAACGTTTAAGAATTTAGTACCGCCTTCTTGATATCCTTTACGATTATTAATAAAGTATTCGTTGTTGTACTTGGTAGCATCAACTGCGTCTTGGTAAGTGTAAATTCCTACTTTTTCACTTGAACCCGGAACCTGTGGAGTCCAAGTTGGAATATCCAATGTCATTGCATAATTGCTAGTGCCATCTAACCATTTAAGCACAGTTTCTCTGCGCTTCTGTGCCGCAGTTATTTTACTTTGATACTCTTTTAAAAGATCAACTTCAATTTCTTTGCCTTTGGCATTTAGTCGTTTTTGTTTGCCCATGGCCGCACAGTCTTTGAGAGTCTTTTGTACTGCGGCACTATTTGGATCTTTCCACTCGCCTTCCCATACACCCTTGGCAATCTGGAAACCCCCCGAGTCGCCTAACAATATGCTGTTAGGGTCGCGATTGCGAGTCATATCCTCTTTGGGATTAAATGTAGAGACATCTAAGTCAGCATGTCCTGCACTATACAAACTCCAGCGATAAGGAAACAGTCCTTTTTGTGGGTTCAGCCAGTTCATCATTTCCATGTCCGGCATATTTTTAGGCATGCGTGTTACATCAACATAGTTTTCATATCGTTGCCGACCTATGTATGTGCTATAGAAGCTAGAGATAGCTGGCAGGAATACTGCATAGTCTTTTTGTTTTGCTGTTAAATTATCTTGTTCAGACGACATTTTTTTCCTTAACTGTGAACAAGTTGAAATATATCACTGTCAACTTGATTCCATTTTAAATTATTACTTTTAAAATCATTCTCGGTTACACCAGATGAATTTTTATAAAAACCCCAAGTGCTACCAAAAAAGTTATACTGATGCAATTTTGCTAGATTTGCTAGATTTGCTAGCCCTAGTCTGCGCCAATGCACACACTTGTTCCACGTTCCACCTACCACTAACCAATTTTTTACATGCGGCACAATATTATTAGAGTGCTTGACAAAACTTTCAACATCATATAATGCAAATGTATTTAGACCGAACACTTGATTAATGATTTTTTGAGACATAATAAAATTGTTACAGTTCTGTAGCATTGCAAGCATAACATCTTGATCAAACTTTGACCAATTGTATGTAACAAATGTATTATACACGCTGGGATCTTGAAAGTCAATACGTGTGCCATAGCTGGCATTGATTATGCTATCAAACTTAAACTGTTTGAGATGATCAGGTAAACGATCTAACCACTCCGAATACGAATCAGTAAAATAGCCTGGATCCGGACCGGACTCCCATAAATCGAGACAAATAAGGCCTTGAATATTATCCATGTTCATTCTTGTCAGTAAAGTTGTCACATGCTTGGGTATACAAGTCAATGTCTTTAGAAAGGTATTGCCAGGCATAGTGTACCCCATCACCAAACAAGTTGTTTATTCTAGCAGACAACTCTCTTTTTTCATTGGCTAAGTAATCCCCCAAACTCCATTTTAAACTGTTGTCAGTTAAACTGGCTTGTAAGATCCAAGGTGAACGATAGATTGACAGCAGTTTTGGTGTTGACAAATTGTCAATATCGTACTGCCGTGCAAATTTTTCTAACATCTTAAAGACATCAATACCAACTTGGTCAGCGGGTATCCATGTTATTTGATCACAGTATTCCTGCCAAATGTCATAGTAACTCATAGAGTTAATATTCACAATTGGCAACCACTTAACAAAGTTACAAAAATTTTGATCATCTAATAGATACACACAGTTGTTCTGTAGTAGATAATCTACTAGAGTGCGTGTTCTACGTTTAATGGGATCAATAATAAATGAAAATACATGATCCTTGTCCCACTTAACTTGATCAAACAATATTGGTTGCCAGCCTAACGTAGTTAGTAAGTTAGTCCAGTATACGTCCTCAGAACCGAAACTTTTAGCATAGACTAAGTTTCGGTGCCGATAAAAAACACCATACATTGACAACCATACGTTATCAGACATTGATTACTTGCTTTGTGCAGGGATAATATAATTGTAAGTTGCTAATCCAGAATTTACAGTAATCTGCGCCGCACCATCATCGGAAATTCTGAATGTCTTGTCGCCAGTTAAACTTAGAATTGACATGATCTGTTGAACAGGCCAAGACCAAGCACGTTTAAGTTGACCCTTGACATCAGAGTGAAATACAAATTCACCAGCGTGTGTTGAGTGATCACCAAAATTAAATTTTAAATCTCCTTTTTCGGTGCGTGCCTGGAATGTCGGCTCTTCGGCGTTGGCCTGTGCCTGCATTTTTAATCGCATGATACTTGCAACTGTGGGCTCAAATTCAACGTGCCAGTTTACACCGCTAAACATAAGGTTTTCAAGTTTGGCATTAACAATTTCTGCAGCCATAAACCGATAGTTATTTTTAAAGTCGCCAACTGCATTTTCAAATTGTACGCCATCTGCATTACCGTTGGCTTTGCGAGTTAGTGCAATTTTTGCATTTTCCTTGTACTCGGGCAAATTCAAAAGAATTTTTAGTTTGCCTAAGTTAGGCATGCCAAATGTGCCAACAAATTCAGCAACTGGTGCGGCAAATTCACCTTCAATGACCACACTCTTGTCCTCGGCTAAGCCGTGAATTTTAGTGTGCTCTGCATCACCGGTTACCTTAATAAGGTCAATACATCCTAGGTCAAATGTATGTTGTACTAAGTCTAATAAATGATCTCTCATAGTTTCTCCTGTTAAATTAAATTGTAAAGGTTTTTAATCGGCATGTCTACTAATACGGGCATAACATTGTCCACCTCGCATGCTCTGTAGTTCACCGGGTTTTTTGAGCTCTAGCCAATCAATACCATCATCATGGAATTCATACAGCATTTCGAATCCCAGATGTCTTGCATACTGTCGAATATGATCACCGTTCATGTAACATGTATAGTTTTTCTCAACTGACAATATACCATGCATAAAATTGCAGTCATTGTAGGTAAATGCAACAAAGCCGCCAGGCTTTAGTTTTTGATAAATTTCTTTAAGAAACGCCTGCACTATTTCAATGGGACGGAAGTTAAAATAACCATACACAAAAAATGCACCAAATTGGGTATCCGGTAATGAATCTAACATCGGTGTATCAGTGCTTTCTTTAAAAGTATAAGCACAGAGTCGATTTTGATATGCTTCGTTAAAATTTTCAATGCTGGGTACTAACAAATCCATGTTTTGATCCAACACATACAAAGGTGAGTACCCTACCATGTCTTTGACAAATTCTTCACGTGCTGGACGAATGATAGCCCCTGGATAAAACGAATGCACTAATCTGTTTAATCGAGTTTTTATAAATTTCTTTATTTCGTCATTGACCGGTAGCTTGCGGTTTAAAATGTATTCAGTGGATTCATAACACATTTCTTCCGAGTATAGCCTAGTACTAGCGGCAAAATACTCTGCCTCTCGTTCCTTGATCATGGCATTATATTGATTAATCTGATCTGCAATGGCCTCGTGAAATGCAATCAATGATTTTGACACTTGTTCTAGTTCAGAAATAACATCTTTATGTGAGATAGGCAAAGACCGCATCACATCATAAATGTTTAAAATATTTTTTAAACTGGCCTCACATGCGTCCCGAGACTTTTGTTCAACTAATATATTTCTTGCCGAGATTAGATTGCTTAACTTCATACTACTTTAAACAATAATTGAAATGTGTTTTCAGTGTTAGTGGCAGATTTTAAGTCCCAGTCGAGCACACCTAATAAGTTGTCAATTTTTTGATCTACAACTGTAGCTTCCATCTCACTATCATCGAACGGCATATCTTTAAACCACTGTGGCAAGTGCAACTCATCTGTGGGGTATCCAATTGATGTCCAGCCCAATGGATTAGATTTAAGTTTGCACACAATTGTTTTCATGCCATCAACGATTTGCAATGAATAATTGTCGCCATTTATTTTTCTCATGTTGTTCCAGTTCAAGGCTGCTCTAACATGCCCGGGCATGTTGGCTTTGCCTTCGCGCTCTTCTTTCTTTTGATACATAGTCAAATTGTTTACACGCTTAGGACTGCCTTTTTCCCAACCCGGTCTTTCAGAAAAAGAATATTTGAACTCTCTAATTTTTTCAATTACTTGAGCACGTTCTACTCCAACTAGAACATCTTCTAAGATTTCACTTAAAAAGTCTTGAATTATCTTGGGCGTATCACTGCGTTTCAAGTCTAGGCCCATGGCCTTAATCTTGCCCGGCTTACCATCTTTGTCCTGGCGCTTGCCTTCCTTGTCAATAATCATTACAGCATATCGTTTCTTAGTAATGAATAGACCTTGACTGGCCACAAGTTCTCGACCGCCTTTGATAATGCCGCCCATTTCTCGCGGACAATGAAATGCCTGTTCCATAAAGCCTGGAAAACTGTCATTGACTTGATCTGCCAAGCCATCGTACAACTGAATACAAATTTCTTTGCTCCAGGGCATGCGTCCTTCTTCAACTTCTTTCTTTAACACTGGCCACGCACTAAAGTAACAACTATCAGTGTCGCCGTATATAATACATTCACCAGTGTGATCTCGACGGCCAGTTAATAGCTCATTTAAATGCCCGTCCATGTGCTTGGCAATACTACGACCAGTTAGTGTTGTACTCTGTCCAATACGTTTGTCAAAGAAACGACAGCCTGGGTTAAGAATAGCACCATACAAGCTGTTCAAGTTAATCTTCTTAACCAACTGGCGCTTGTCCCAGAACTCTTGTTGTTCGTTGTCTGTGGCTTCTTTTAGCTTGGCCTGTAGTTCTTTACGTTCTCGATACCAACGAGCCAACAAACCAGGAATAATGCCTTCCTTCTCATAGGTAAAGATTGTGCCATTAGCCGAAAGAACCCAAGGTCGATTGCTGTTAAAGATAATCTCCCAGATTTCGGCTGCACTGTGAACACTTTCGTTACCGTCCTGCCAGTCAATAGTAAGCTCGGTGCCACGTTGTTGTTCCATGACTGCATTGTATTCAATGCTACCAAACAATCCTTCCCAGGCAGCGGCAAAACTTAAACCCGATTTCATACGATCTCGGATATAGCGTTCGGTCATTGTCGGTCTAAGTTGTCCGACAATTGTTTCTGGGGCCATGTTAAGAGCGCGGATCGCTGAGGGGTACAACGAGTTAATGTCGATTGAACCGATCCATTCGTGAATGCCTTTTTTGGGAGTAGCAACATAGGCACCTGCGGCTTGCGTGTCATCATCTGTCAACCTTTCTTTTCGATTAGGAACCACTAGCCCACGTTCATGGGCTTCATTAATAATAGCTTGCTCAGTCACTGCTACAGCACCCATTGTGGTCTGTAACAATACAGTATTGGCATGCGCCAATTCATTGGCTAGGTCTAAGAACTTGAGTTTCTTGTCAAGTTTGGCCAGCAATGCTGTATCTTGTCGATTGTATTCAATAAACGTCTTGAAATTTTGATTATAAAGTTGATCCAGGGTACCTTCAAACACCGTCTTACGTTCATTAAGTTCGTGCTCGCCGATGGCATCTAAACTATAACTGTGGCGTTCTTCATATGTGTACTTGCGATACAGTTGCATATAGTCCATGTGTACACGGCCAATTAGATCGTATGTTTGATTTTCTGCTCCAAACCTTTCAAACATACGTTCCTTGGGATACTGTCCCCAAAGGCACATCCTACGAGTATCGTCTTTAGAAAGCACACGAGTGATACGGTTAACCACATAGGGTATATCATAGCCCTCGCTGTTCCAACCGCTTAACACATCCGCATCATCAATGAGATCTAAGAATGTCTTTAACATTTCAGCTTCATTATCAAATAACATGCAGTTGGTAAAATCTTGTGTTAGATCTAGTGCAGTTTCTTTGGAAAGATGCTTAGGCGGTATGGCCAAAGTAACCAACTGATCCATCCATCCCAGGTACACACTGATGGCTGTAATTGGGTTAAACGGATCTGAGGGTGGACTAAATCCTTTTAGTGGATCAAAGTCCACCTCAATATCAAAAAACGCTGTCTGTAACTTTGGAGCGTCTTGCCCTAGGTAGTTGTCGGCAAAACATCTAAAGACTGGGTTGATATCGCTTTCGTATAAATCTGTTTTACTGTGTAGTCGAAGTTCCTTGCGAAACTCTTTGTTGCTTCTACTGGAAATTCGACTAACTGGATCACCGTATATGGTCTGGAACTTACCACGTGGGTCTTTGTAATAGAACACATAATTTGCGGGATATTCACGATAAATTCTCTCGCCGTTTTTGCGTTCTACAACATGGATGCGATCGTGTGCTCGATCAAATAATGCGTCAACATAGCTCATTTGTTATTATAGCAGGTTTAAAAGTTAAATGCAACACTTATTTAGAATTTTAAATTTTTCATTAACTCTCTATAAAACTTTTCTTGAGAGGTCATCCACTTGTCGTAGTCACTGGGTTTAATAGGGCTCAATGGTGTTCCGAAATGTTCAACAATACTTTCGTTGATTCTGGGTGTGTTGGATCGAGCTGTTAACAGTATATCCTGTAGCTCTTTGAACAAGTCTGGGTTCATAGTTGTTGGACCGACTATGATATTAATATTATTAAGTTTATCGGTGTTTGGATAACCTTGTTCAATCAATGTTTTAAATCCGCCTTGACGCTTGGAACCAGTAATACCAACAATGGCCATTTCTGGATGCATTGTTATGCCTCTAATTTCCTCAATGAATAGGTCAAGATGTCCGCCTTTGACCTGTGTTACAGTCTCCGGTGATGCATTAAATGGTATAATTATGGTATTTGGATGTTTGAATTTAAACTGTTCACTTAGCGCATGAAATGTCCCACCTAATCCTGAACCGATTGCAAAATTAATTTGTGGCTTTTTAATAAGTGATTCAAGCGTGGGATTAACTTGTGTGTTATATCCAATAGCCAATGGAACTTCAGCCATTAATACCATTGGCTTGAATGCGTTAATTGCATAGCTGTTGTCGGGGTCGGTGATGGGTTTTAAGAAAAATGCAGTGGTTGTTAGCATCAATGTTGGGCGGCCCGCATTTAAGGTTTTTCGAGCGGCAACCACACCAGCCGCACCCTGCGCCTGCATCAATACAAAGTTATATTTTGTCTGTGATGCATTGGCTTTGTCCAACATTAACCGTGTCCAGTTGACACGATCAACACCTAGGCTGTAAGGCCACAGCACTTCAACATCAATTGACGGTTGTGCATAGACAATATTGGATACAGCAAATAGTAATGCTAGTAATAGTTTTTTCATTTGTTACTCCTTGATAAAATTTGGGTTAATCACTTTTCTTGGGACAAAATCGTCCACGGTGGGCAAATAACTGCCACATTCACAGACACCTTTATATGAATACTTCACATACTCACCAGGTGCCTGTAGATAGTTAAAAATGGGAATTGAATAAAGATTGGATAGTAGGGTACCTTCGCTGTGATCCACAGAATGCACTAGGTCGTCATGAAAGTGCAAATGACCATGCGGGCATGTAAAATGCACAGACCCCATTTCAGCTGATCCGTATAAGTCGGTGATACGATCAACACCAAACGCATCACACAAATATTCTTCGTCAGTGAGAGCCATGCCCATTTGACCAATCATGCGCAACTGTCCGGGACGCAGATATTTCTTAGGATTGTGTGCGGCTAAACGTTTTAGTTTTTCTGTGTTACCAATTAAAATTGTGATATTGTGATCTCGCATACGTTCTAGTTTTTGAATCCAGTTGGTGCCACCTGACTTCATCATGCGAGCACCAAATACAAACGACGATAGGTCTTCAAATCGACGATACCCGGCCTGAGTAGTACCAACGTCAAGGGTCATTACTGTATCATGTGGACCAACATTCCAAAGACCAAGCCATCGGCTATTGGCCCACCAAAAATTAAGATAATTATTCCAGCTGTAATGAAACACCGGCTTACGCCCACCGCTAGACCCACTAGAGGTAAACATGATTTCCCCAGCTGGCAATGCACCAAATGGAGGGTTATCTAACTGGGTCTGTAAGATGTCCTTGGATGTTTTAAGAGGTACACTATTTAAGTCGTCAAGTGTTTTAACAGTTTTGCCACTGAACCAAAAGTCTTTTTGGTAGTCGGACAGACTAGATAACATGTGTTCAAAATTACGTTGTTTTTGATCTACTAGAAATTCACGGCTTTGTAAATGGTCAAAGGCACGTGCTTTTAAAGTTTTGATTATTTCGTCAAGCATTACAGTATCCGTTTTGTTAGACTTGTAGCTTTTTCCATTAGTTTATTTCCATAATATGTACCTGAAACATCGAGGTCCTTGGTTACATTGGAATTTATAAAAAAATTAGAATACGGCGCTATCTTTATTATCTCATTGCGATCCGGAGAGTATGGTTTAAAGATTGAAGCCCTGGCACCAAGCATACATCCATCGCCAATGTAGCAATTTTTAGTATAACAATATGCACTCAAATAACAGTAGTCTGCAATATGTGAATATTCGCTGATACAGCAACCGGAGGTTACATAGCTATGGTTGCCAATTTCAATATCGATGCCAGATATATTGCAGTAAGGACCGATATATGTTCCTTTTCCTATTTTTAATTCAGGGTGCAAACTGGAATTGTTACTAACTATGCTTATAAAGTGCAGGTTGAATTTTTTAGTTTCTTCTAACACCTTTAGTTTAAAACTAACATCGGATATTCCAGCAAAGAACTGGTATTTCTCAGACCACTCTTTGCCGTTTGCAATTAAATCTTCAAGACTAACAATTTCAACATCCTTTAAGTTTCTAAAAAATCCCAGCTGTCGGAGATTAAGTGTGGTATTACCAATTAATCGTAGAGGACGGCCGATATCATATAAAAAACTAAAGTCTTTGTTAACTTCGGTTAGCTCATCAAATATCATAGAGTCTTGCCAACTGTTTCTAAAATGCTTTCCAGTAGTTCTTGTTCTTGGCGTGTCTTACCAAATTCAGCCTTGTGCGCCACACGGATTGCCTTCTTTAGTACGCTGGGTTTAATTTCTAATTCTTCAGCAATGGCTTTGATTGTGTCACTGAGTCCGGCGTTCAATGTTTCAACTTCGTGCATGACCTGCATGCCTTCGTTGACAAGTTGGGTAAGTTTGAGTTTTTGTTCGCCGCTAAAAGTTTTGGTATCCATAAGATTCCTCTATTAAAAAATGTAAGTATACACAGTTTTACTAGCTGTGTCAATGAGTGTTTGGTAAATATTTCCATGCATGATATCAAAGTTAAGTTTCAAAACCAACCTGAGATTTTTATTAGATTAAGAAATTCTGCAATTGCCGACAAGTATAAACAACTTGTGGCCGATTGTCTGTTAAAAGAACAGCCAATTTTTAGAGATCCAAATCGTTACACACATGCATATTTACAAGAATTAGCCATCCAGGCCAAAGAATTGCTGGGCTGGGATTGGCTGTCTGATACCTATACTATTGAACAAACTGTGCGTATGCACAAGGACCTTGAAGAATTTCTTGCACAAGGATTTTCTAATATTCCATCAGAGTACGACAACCTTGTACATGAGCTACACTTTTGCCTGCATAAAATTGAAGGTGGTGAAGGCAAGCGTGGGCAATGGTTGCAGGTTGAGTGGTTTAATGATGAGGGCTTTGATATAATGCCCGGCGAGGTTGATTTTAGACTAGGCCTGGGTTTTGGTGACATTCGATTGCAAAACCCTTACGTTGGACATTCACCAATGATGATGTTTTTACAAAACGATTACTCTAACTTTAGACAGACCTGTCGCTTCCACGACCTTGCACGACCCGGATTCAATATTGTAATAGAACCATGGACAGCACCGGGGACATTGAACTTGCACAATTACATGCAATGGTTTAAAAAGAATGCTCCCGATTTTGTCAAGGAGCATGGTATGGAAAAGATATTAGAATTTACAGGACATCCAATAATTGGTAATGTAGTAAACTTAGATGTTCTAGCAGAAGTTTGCAAACAACCCCTACTAGAACTAGAATCAGTTACTGTAAATTAATCTTCAGAATCTAACTGGTAGCGTAGATTCTGAATTGCATCTTCAAAAACTTCGTCCAATCCGTATATTGCTGACTCAAGTTGTTTTTTTGCATCAAACACTTCGTTTTCAGCGTAAGATAAATCCCTAGCATCAATCCCAGCATTTTCAGCAAGTTGACGTATGCTTACTAGAATGTCGCTAACTGTTCCATCGTACTTGATAGCCTTGGTAATGTTTCTAGCTTTGACCATTGCAGATTCTAAGGTGCCTAGTCGTTGTTGTAAATCACCTGTATCTTCTTCAAATGGAGTTGCTCGTAATTTCTTAACTGGTGCTGGTTTATTAAACTGTGGTGTAACTTTTGTGGCTAATGCACTAACAGGCTTGCCGGTGGCATCAACTGTCTTGCCTATGTTTTTTACTTCGCCGCCTTTGGCAAAATGAGGATTCTTGCCATAAAATTCTTGATTAGGCGTATTCATTTTACTAATTCTGCTCTGTGATATTTCTGCTTCATCTACTAAATTGCCTTCATCTTTGGCTCTTTGTAGGAACTTAATTCTATCCGCAACTCCCGAAATACCAGATTTAATGTTTGCGGCATCTGCTCGGTCACCGTAACTAGCTTTCTTCAAATGCTTCAATGTAGTTTTAGCTTGATGACTTTGCGGAGTACCTTGTTTATTTGTTTCATTTACACCGCCTAAAGATTGTTCAACTTGCTTGACCCAGCCACTAACATCGCTACTGCCGATTTCGTCGACATCGCCTACAAAATCGGCGACTTCATCAATTGCGGCTGTTACTTTTTCAGGACCGTACTTAGATAATAAGTCTGTGCGTTGCATTAGAATTCTGCGAGTAATAGCACCGGCCACTGGACTGTCTTCTACACCTTCATTTACGCCTTGTTGACCATACATGTCGATGATTTGTCTAACATAGAAATTATAAAAGCCACGACGGCTATTGTATTCTCTATCTCCCAGCACAGTCTTTAATGCTTGTACAGCATCATTTAATTTTGGGCCTTGCATTATTTTTAATGCGTCAGTGACCAGTGAATCAACTTGTTGTGAGCCTTCCGCCACACCTTGCTCACCATATGGGTATACCGGTACCCATTTGGCACCTTGTTTTTGTACATACTTGTTAGCACCAAACTTACTGCGAATAATGTTGTGCGCTTTTAATGCTTCTTCATGTGTGTCTTTGAAACCTGCATTAAATGCCTGTTGTCTCTGCGGATTGGCAATCATGCGTTGTTTAAGTTTACCGTCAGCAGTATCGTAACGATACATCATGTTGGCTTCGTCACTCATATCTCTTGATGGGCGACCAAAACCTGTGCGGTTATCATCGTAGTTTCTATAGCCGCCTTCTTCAAGGCCAGCATCTTCGTTGTAGTCTGAGTTTTCAAAAAGGTCTAATGTGCGCATTATTTTTCTTCCATGTAGTCCGACTGTATGTCGTTGTTATTATTTTTTTTACGTTTGGCAGCATACATATCTACAGCCATTACTGCGTGATCGATGTCATCAAATCGGCTAGGTAAAATTTTTCCATTATGTCGAATTTCAAATCCACGACCTGTGTCACCGTGAATTTCGCAGACACGCCCATTTTCTAGTGCAATAGTTTTAATTGGAAAGCTAGCAGTTGGTGGGTCAATTGCCACTTCATCTGTTTCTTGTTTTTTATTTTTAAAGCTGGTGTCGGATTTTTCTTTATGCCCGATCTCATCTTCGATATTTTTTAAATAATCGCCTAATGTTTTTTTAACTTTACTTAAAACATCTTCATCAATATCCTGTTCTTCACTGAGTTCCACACTTTCGGCGCCGACAAAATATTTTGATGCTGGATGCTTAGGATCTGTTTTGTTGCCCAATGCTTTAATGTGTGTGGGCTTAAACAATGCTGGCAATTGTGGCGCAGACTTTTGTTGCTGGTTCAACCCCTTCTTAACGCCGGTGGGGGTAATATTACCTTCAATTAAAGTAAGTTTTTGTAAAATGTCGTAAATCTCGTTGCTCATGCCCGCTGGTCCTTCAAAAAGCTCTTTAGCATCCAATTATGTTTGCCGTGCGCATCTAACCGCTCGGCAATAAAATTGGCGATACCTTGTTTGTTTTCTTGTTCAGCGTCGGCAAAACATTGATTTAATAAGTCAATCATTTGACCGTTGTTGGCCAATAATTCTTCAATCATTAATCTTGCTCGTGGTATCTTTATCTGTCCAGGGATAATTGAAAGCTCAGCAAATCGTTCAAAACTTCCAGGAGTATAATCGTCAAGAGTTCGTATAAACTCGGCAGTGCGATCAATGCTGTTATCATATACTTCTGCGTACAAATCCCCAAAGAATTCGTGTAACTGCGCAAAGTCGGGACCTTCCACATTCCAGTGGAATAGTTGGGCTTTAATACTGAATGCGTATTCAGTTGCCAATAGAGTTTTCAAACTGTCTGCGAGCACGATTTTTCCTTTGTTTCTTTAATTGCCCGGTGAAGGGAGTATTAGTATATTTACCTGATAATAAATTTCCGCCGTCACGACTTTGAGCCATTAATGGACTTGCTACTGTAGCAATTGATCCACTGCTAGTAGTTGCGCTTTCTAAAATTTCGCGTATTCTCATTAACTAACCTTTAAAAGATAATTGCTTTTTAACTTAGCCGGGCCTTGTATTACACGACCGTTTGTATTGGTTATTACACCAACTTCGTTCCCAGGAGTTTCAAAGCGTATATTATACTTCCCCGGTGGAACCATCAATTGTAACATTTCTTGTAGGTAAATTGCTGGATCATTCCAGCGCCATTTACGTTCAATTAACATCTCGTCTTCGATAAAAACACGATACACCGGGTTCAATTCCGGACGTGTACAAGCAACATCAAATACCAATTGAACAAATCGTGCATCCATGCTATATTTATTATCTTTAGTTATTTGGAAACTTAAATACACTATGATATCCATCAATGATGTAAAAAGTATTCAGTTTGAATTAACTACTCGATGCCAGGCTCGGTGCCCGCTTTGTCCACGGAATTACCGAGGGTACAATTATAACAGTGGGTACCCAATCACTGAATTAAAACTACAAGATTTTAAAAAAATATGCACACCTGAACTGATTGCACAGCTGGATGTTATAAATTTTAACGGTAATCTAGGCGACTTTGGTCTAGCGTCAGACGCATTAGAAATAGTGCAATATCTAGTAGAACACAATGCTAAAAAAATTACAATTAACACCAATGGTAGTATGCGTACTCCGCAGTGGTGGAGTCAATTGGCTTTGCCAAATGTACAAATTGGGTTTGCGCTTGATGGGCTTGAGGACACACATTCGTTGTACAGGCAGGACACAGACTGGCACACTGTAATTAAAAATGCACAGGCGTTTATAGATGCCGGGGGCTATGCAGTATGGAGATTTATTCCGTTTGATCATAATCAACATCAAATTAATGCTTGTAAACGTACTGCAAAAGAAATGGGATTTACACAATTTGAAAACATCGATGAAGGAAGAAACCGTGGTCCGGTATATAACCGTGACGGATCTTTTAGTCATAGGATTGGAACTAAGTTTGGCAACGAGCCCGATATGCCCAATATTCAGGATCTGTTAAACAGCCATTTAACTTGGTTTGACAAAGACACAATTCAATTTGAAAAAGATACCTTAGATTGTAAAATACACTGCTATGCTAAAAGAACTTCTAGCATTTATGTTGCAGCCGATGGGTCCGTTTATCCTTGTTGTTGGTTAGGTTTCTACCCCGGACAAATGACTCATCCAGGAAACACACAACTTGAACAACTGGCCAAAGAAAATAACGCACTTGAACACAGTCTTGAACATTGTTTAAACTGGTTTACTAAAGTACAAGAGTCCTGGGAAAAAGACTCTATTAAAAATGGCAGGTTATATCAGTGCATATCTACCTGTGGCAAACTATGACCACAAGAATATTATATCAGTTAAAATTAACTATTCGTCTATGCCAGTTTTCAGCAATAGCCGCTTGTCCCCGGGGCTCGCTGTGATATCCAGGATCACTTCCGGTAAAAGGATTGTTGCCGCATACAGATAATACACTTTCTTCAGAGCTCTGCATGATATAATGATCGGGTATAATCGAAGGAAATGCACTGCGCCATAGTTTAGGATTATCAACTTCGTGTGGCCATAACAGAACCGGCTGTACTAAAAATTTTATACCATCAAGATATAGCTGTAAAATTCCCTCTCGAATAATCCATTCGTCTTGTTGTTTTTTCCAGTGTGTGTCGTAGATGCAGTCAATCCAGTGGCGTATGGCTGTCTGTGTTTGTTTATCAATTTTCCCCGAGCGATACGGATGGGGATAGTTTTCTGCTAGACTAAAAATAGTTTCACAGATCATGTTATAGTTGTTATTGCCGTAGTTAACATTATCAATCCCATCATTACGATTGTATCCGTTGTTTTTGTTTTTGTCCTGCAGGTGACGTTCAAGTGGTGGATTAACACCGCCGCCTTTTTGATTCCAATCGTATGGTGCGGCACGAGCCGGTATTTCCATCCTGTCCCAGAATGTTGGTGTGATAATAGCAAAGTCGGGCTTTTGACGTCTTATTTCTTCAATCTGCAGCCTGATACCACCATTGCTACATCCTTGACGTGCTAGGTTGACTAATTCCCAGCCTAGTTTTTCTGCCAATACTTCGCTCCATGATGTACCGGGCAAGGACTTGCTTACCGCAGAAAAACTACATCCAGCTACCATTAATTTCATATCAATCCTTTATTTTATTTACACTGTATAATAATTGGTTTTTCTAAAACCAAAGTTTGCAATTACTTCACGATGCAACGGCAACAAATTTAAATCATATTGCTTGTGTGTAGTGCATTTATGATTGTGTTCTTGTTCAGTGCCAAAGTATACTACTTGTTTGTTTTCTTTAATCACACTATCGTGTACAAAACAATGATGCAAGTGACCGTAGTCGCCTCTTTCGTTGTGCGTTAATATTAAATCATACCCCTGGCATTTTTCTTCTATAAGTCTGCGAGCCTGATTCTGATCAAAACTAATCTGTCCGGTAACTAAATCTTGAAAGTTATCAACAAATCCTAAAAAACTAGTAGTGATTCCGTGATGCTGCCAAAACTTTTTAATTTCTGTTGCCCTGGCATCTGGTTCTTTGTATGTAAGATAACAGATATGCCAGTCATTTTCTTTGTTGGTCATTATATAATGCCAGGCAAATATAATACAATCGTCGGGGTGGGCCACCATTGCTAAACATTTCATAAATGACTGCTTTCTAATTTCTTTTCTAATAATAAATTTCGATAATCTTGCTGTTGTTGCTGAGATAGATGTTTCCAGGCATTACGATGTACCGATACTGTTAGCACATTGTCATGGTGCATGTCTTTAAATTTTTCATCAAAAACAGCAACTTCGCTATGGCAGACATTTACTACTTTGTAGTCGAAGTATCCGCCATATAAATGATTAACTGGTCCATACCGATGTTTAACATACGCTGAATATAACATAAATTCAGTGATCATTCCTTTGTCCTGGAAGTACTGACTAAATGTCTGATTACTACGAGACTCAATGTCTATTATCATTTCCCTGACTGTTTGATTATGAAAAAAGAACGGAACTCCAGACGGACCAATTACTTCGTTTATCTCTATATCAAACAACTCTTCGACTAACTTTTTTGATGGGTAAAACACTGGATATATTGGAATAGATCCAGATCGTATTCTGCCACCAACATCAAATATCACAGTCGGATCAATTGTGCTAACAAATATTGTCTTAGCATCTAACACAATTGACCATTTGCTACTACCTTCAGCACTGCCGAATATTTTTAAAATTTGCTGACTTACCCAACCATCACAGTTAAAATTACCATACTTGCTTCGATTAATCACAACCACACGGTCTTTGTGTTTTCCGTACCAATTTGTATCAACCTGCACATCTTCGTTGTCATTTACAACAACAATAATTTTTCCAATGTTTAACTTACCGCAGTATTTTTCTATAGACTGTGCCTGCACTTTTAGTACAGGTAATTCCTCGGCAAATACCACAGTTACTAGATCAAAAGAGTTCATGTATTTCAGGCCAGAGTTTTTCAAAGGCACCTTGTTGGTTAATATGAAATTTCTTTTCAATTTTGTTTATGTGTTGTTGCAGGTCTACAATTAAATTATCACTGTTATTGCCCAGTGCTTGCAATACGTTTTCAAAAAAAGCACGTTCACTGGGAAAACAAAGACCACTATTAAACAGTCGATGAATCTCGTTGGCTGCTAAAGTTTTAATTTCATTCCCAAGTCTTTGTGGGTCAAGATAATCGGGTTGATATAATGTTTGCCAAGTGATTTGTAACCCGCGCTCTCGAGCAAATCTAGTAAGTTCAAATAATCTAGTTGCATTATACAGATTGTAAACAGCGTGTATGCCACCCCAGTGGCCCTGTGTCTGCATCAAGTCTTGTATTAGTGTTAAATTTTTTAATAACAATTCCCATTTGCCGCCGTGCCTTACATACTCAAAACGATCATATACATTGTCAAAACTCAAACTCCAACCTACACGTTTTCTTTTAGACAACTTTTGAAATATTTTATTATTGGCTAAATCAACACTGACATTGGTTATTAAGGTTACTATGCAACCATCAGGAATAACATCCAGTAGTCGTTCGTTTTCTGGCAATAACAACGGCTCACCACCAACTAGTGCTACTTCTCGTATACTGTCTCGGTGCTTGGCAAGATAATCACAGACATCATTGTAGTAAGGTCGTGCGCCAGATTTAACTGGTATTTGTTTAATACTGGCCCATTTAGAACTGCATGCCTCACCACAATAGTTACAACTTAAATTACAAGTGGTATTCCACCTAACATCTATTAGCACTGGTGTATGATCGTCATCAACAGCAGTGGAACAATTAAACTCAGGGCTTACGTCATTGTGCCAATTTCGTTCACTGCGTCCATAACGTTCGGCCTGTACACAGTTGTAACAATAAGCATGTGGCTCTCCGGATCGTATAGTTTGTCGTATTTCTTGTAGTACCGGGCCGTGAAGTATTTCTTCAATTGTGCTTGTATTCAGATTACCTAACATATTAGGGTCACCGGCACAGCAAGTTTTAACATCGCCACGGGGATTTATATGTAGACCACGCCAAGGAGCGGCGCAATAAAACGTGTTTTTCATGCTAGTAATTAGCTAAAAACACTCAGTTAAATTTAATTTCTTTGATGCTGCCAATACGGTGGTCTTCAACACCATACATGCTTTTTAATAGCTGTCTTGCCAGTTGTGGATTTTGTGCAGAAACTGTAACATCGATGTTACCGGTGTAGGTTGTCTGTTTAACATATACTCGAGCAGAGTATAATTTAAAAGGTTTGACTATGTCCTTGACCCTCATTTTCCTGCCTTGGCCAATCCTGCGCCATTGTTAAAACTTTGGCTATGTGAAAACGGATCTCGCCCCTTTCGTTTATACCAGTCGTACCCTGCTCTATGTCCCGAACAATCTTTGGTGCATTGAGATCCTAAAAAACTTAATTCGTCTAGTCGGTCTTCGTTTAACTCTAAGTCACTGTGATTAAAAGCAATATAACTATCACCGTTAACATCACCGGCACGTATAACAAACACTCCAGCATCATCGTCACCGGATTCATCCTGCCCAATTTCCCAACCCATTGCAGCCAGTGTTTTTTGAGCTTTAGCCATTTGTTGTTCTGTGCCCAGCCACCAATGTGCGGCTAACTGCTTTAAAATTTCTTCTTCATCAGGCTCACGGTCATCTCCACCAACAGGGGCAAATTCTTTTAACGACCCTTGTTGGTTAGTGCTGGGTTCCATTGTGGCACGAATCTTGCCAATTGCTTGACTCATACCAGCGGCTCTTTTTTGAGCTTTGTTAAGTTGTTTTTTTGGATCTTGGCGAAGTCTATCCCTAGCATCGGCATTGGATTTTCTAACATAACTTGCTAGTGTTTGAGGTGACAATTCATCTAACTCTTGTCTAGGATCAATGCCTTGTTCTTCTTGGCTTTTTAAATAGTTCCAAGCCGTGACCATCATGCCTTCTACTTTGGCAATTTTTTCTTGTACCCATTCTGGCAAGTTTTCTTGATCATCTATAGTGTCTAAAAGACCCTGAGCAGCTCTAGCGATAGTATGTAGGTTAGTATGTGCCATACCTGCTTCATCGTCGTATTCACCATTAAAGTTTTCGCCAACTTTAACACAGCTATCTTTACCATTTGTTGTGCCGTTGTAACGATAGCCGTCCCAGCAGGCCTTGCCATCGGCGCCTTTTATTTTGTTTTCTAATATAAATTCTTTTAGTCTCATTGTGTAATCCCGTAAATTTTAGCTAACTGTTGCAGAGTTCTGTCAGTGTTTTCATCTTCATGCTTAACTGCAATACCCCCTGCATCGTGCCAGGCATTTAAATACTTACCAAAATCATCAACTAATACATTAGGCTGTCCATTGGTTTTTGCATGCTTGTATTTGGCCGAAGTAAAAATAGCATTGCCACTAGTGCCAGGATTAAAAATATCTAACCAATCTTTTTTGGCAGCAATACTAGCGTGTGCAGAGTTACCACGCAACGGCGCACTCAACACTGTAAAAGGAATATTATGCTGATGTAGCCATTTAATAATACGTTGCCCGCCATTTAATGGCTTTAACTTTCTAAAGAAATCATAAACATTTTGTTCGCCACTGGCTGCCAATTCTTCTATGGCATTCTCTGGATTATGTATATGCTTGTAACTTGGAACTTTGTGCATGTCTGCCCATGCGCCAAAGAAGTCTGCTTGCACACCATCCATGTCTAGATATAAATGTGGCATGGGTTTTTCTTCTACAGGGTTAGTAGCTTCATTTAATTTTTTTAAAAATGTATCTGCAAATTGTTTGCACAATGTTTTTAATTTTTCATTGCGTGTTTCTTGTGTGTGAAACTTTTTATGTTCTGGATGTTGTGTTGGATCATCGTATCCGCAATAGACTTTGTGTATACCCAAGCTGTTAATAAAATCAGTGCAACTTTCACCGTAACGTTCGACCATATCTTCGCTACACGGACTTAATGTGGTAATAACAATACTGCCACCGGGCACATCTCCAAATTTTTTATTGTATTTTTCTACAGCCGCACGTTCTGCATGCACACGTTTGTCTGTGGCATCATCATAATGATTGATAGACATTACTAGATTGTTGTTGGGATCTAGTACTGCGGCAGCCACCATGCCATAGTAATCAGGGTTTTTCTTTTTGCCATTGATAATCATTTGGCACAACTCAGTGAGTATGCTGTCTAACTTATCAGTGCTGTGTATTTGAAACTCGCTGGCCTTCATTTCTTTTTACCACTTTTCATATTGGCACACCAGTGTGCCATGCGTTGCTTTTCGCCCGAGCTGTTGGCGGCAATACTGCGTAGTTTGGCCACAGGTTGTTTACAGTTGACGCCCACACGTTTGGCTAGACCTTTGCGACCTGGCTTCTTGCCATCTGCAAAGTTTTCCGCCACATTCTTGTTTATTCTACTCAATTCATACATAACTTTATTACCGGTATCTGCACGAAACGCTCTAAAGCCCCAGGCCCGGGCATAACGCTGAACTAAACTGTCGTATAGTCTTGCTCTGCTCGGTGAGTCGTGTCCAGTGTCATCTACTTTGTTTGCCGCAAAGTATACTTTATTGGGCTTGTACTTTTTAATAAATGTTTGAATAGCACTTAACACAGTGGCAAATACACGTTGTGCATCACCTTCGCCTGTGACTTCTTGACTGTTGTTTCTATAAAACTCAACACTCCATGCTTCTTCTTTTGTCTCTTGATCAAATCCCTTGTTGAACATAATACTTAGAAAGGTGTTGTCATCTAATCGTGCTATTGCGTCTACATCACCGTAGTCACCCTTTTCCCACCGAAGTAGTTTATACGGTTTATCAAATGCTTCTTTTATAAAATCTTGAGCTCTCATGCTAGTCCAATCTTACCCGGTGCCATTGGTCCGGTTGCAATTCTTTCGCCACCATCAAAGTAACGAATTTCAATGGGCATATCCTGCCAGTTTAATCTATATGCGGCCATGATGCGATGATTGCCTTCGTTGACCCATGCTTCACCATTGTAAGCAACCTCGATGTAGGGCAAGTATTCTTCGTTGGGATCGCTTCTCATGGGTGGCAATTTACCAGTGCGTTCCATGTAGTCCATTAACCACTTGAGATCATCTTTGCGTACATTCATTTGCTCGTTCTTCTCGCCTGGGAGAGAAGCCAATCTCATTACACGCACTCGGGGAGGAGTCCCAACAACATACGCAGTGGTACTTCCCATGAATGGAACTCCGTATCTGTTGCGGCCTTTGCTTTTAGCATAGTCAATCTTGTCCTGCAACCATTCTTCGTTGGGCACATCTACGCTTAACTTGCCTTCGATGATAAATTCTTGTGCTCGCATTTTAGTGGAACATCAAGTAACTATCAATCACATCCTTGCGATTGGCTGCACGATCACCAGCACCCGGTTGTACAATAACATTCCAGTGTGGTTTGGTACCTATTGGCGTATCTAACATCTGGTCATAGGTAATGATAGTATCAGGATTAACTTTATATGCTTTTGCTAATCTATCTTTGAACATTTCTAAGGCAGCTGGACTGGTAAATTGTGTACGCCCTTTTGCATCTTTAATTAAACTGTTGCCTTTACGTGCAATCAAATCAAAGAACATATCCTTGGGCACAGTAACACCCTGCTTAACCACGTTGCCTTGACTCTTGTGGAATTCAACTTTCTTTTCTTCACCACGCTTACTGCCCGAAGAGAAGTTTATTATAAAGTTTGGTGGCGCTGACCCTGTTGCTACATCTCCCATTTTTGTGTAAGCATAAAACTGCACATCAGGATTGGATCTAGCAACATCATAGGCTAAGTTTAAATAATCTTTAGAGAAGAAGTCACCGGCATCGTGCCAACGAACAACTAACTGTACTCCAATTTTATCTGTTTTGCTTTTAATGGCTTTAATTTCTTGATTAACACGAGCACTATATCCTACAGGATCGTTAACTAAAAAGTTTAATGCCTGCGCCGCTGACATACTACTGGCCGGGAACATAACATAGCCGCCTTTTCTAGCATAGCAAAATAGTTGGCAAGCACCTGCACCTGGACAAGTGGCAATTTCCACAAAGTCGCCGGTACCTTCGTCAACTACAATGCCACTGAGTGCAGGCAATGTTAGATCATATATAATTTCTCCCTCGGTCTTACTCTTTTCCATTTTGGCATTTGTGCCAAGGATGGCACGGGGTCTAGTTGTAATTTGGCGAGCTAAGTCGTCTAAATCCCACTCAGTATTCTCATCGTCTTTGGTAATAGCTTTGATGTTGCTACCGTGTATAATAGGACTAAACTTATCACGCTTGGTTTTGGTACCGGTTTTAATGCGGTCAGCATAGCCTTGCAATTCGTCCCGTGGCATTGTGCGTCCCGGAGCATTAAGTTTTAATTCCTCGTCAACATGCTTGGGTTTAGCATAGGCTGCACGATGTGTGTTTATTCTATTGTTGATACGACTAATAGCAGTATCGAGATGCTGATTTAGTGTTTGATAATTGTCTCTGGCCGCATCACGCACATACATTGATGTATCTACGTCTGCTCTAAGCCCAGCATTAAGCAATCCCATTTTTTCTGCACGGTCACTTAAAGTGTCTAGTACTTGTTGTTTTCGTATAGCAAGATTTAAGTTAGCCAGCCTGCTTTTGAGTACTGAGTGTTTTTCTCCAGGAGCTGCCACCGGAGCAGGCTCAAACGCTCTCTTTAATTGTTGCCCAGCCCGCTGTGCAGTGTTTCTCTGAAAGTCTTGCTTCCAAGCTTCTATCTCTGCCGCCTGTTTTTGTTCAATGCTTTGTTTAGCCTGTAACAATGCAGCCATTGAGGTGTCGTTCAATGAATTTTGTTCTTTAAGAATGTGAAATAATCTCATTTATCTAATCCTGCTAATTCTTTCATTCGACCCAATACTTTTGATTCATTGTTAGTGCCTGTACGTTTCTCTATTCCGGGCAAATCGGGCTGTCTTGGATCTGGTTCGTCTTGTGGTGGCTCCTGTGCTGTACTTGCACCCTTTCCAGGAAACTGGAAAACATTATTAGCAGGTGCAGGCGTTGGCTCAGCAACTGGTTCAACTGTGTCAATGCTAGCAGGTAACTTAGGAATAGATATTTTAGTCACAGCATCCGCTGGCTTTTCTGCCGCAGGTTTTGGCTGGTCAAGTATATCAATTGTAGGGAGATTTGGCTTGGTTACGGGATTAGCCAATGGTGGCATACTTGCAGTAGGCTTAGGCCACTGCCCGATAATACTTTGATTTGTATTGTCGGCATCAGCTTTGCGTTTTTCCTTGCTTTGGCTGCGTTTCTCAGCACGGTCATCTTGTGTTGGTGGTGTAACATTTAATTTGCCAGCACCTACTTCTTGACTGAGTCTGTCTAATTCAGAAGTTAAGTCGTCGTTTTCTTGATCTAATGTAGAGATTTTAGCACTTTGTTTGCGCACAATATCTTTAATTTGAGTGTCAATTTTATCTTGTCTACGATTTGTTTTTGTTTGATTCTGTAAATCTTTATCAGTGTCTTTTTGATAGTCTAGGTCATGCATGATTAGTGCTTCAATGTCACTGCTAGCACTTGGATATTTGGCAAACGCTTGTTTTAATGCAGTGTTTAGTGCGGCACTACGAACACTAGTTCGATCTATTCCTGTCTGAGACTTTTTTTTAGAATCGTCTTCCCACAATTGTGCTTGCGCATCTGCTTCTTCCCTGCGACCAACTTTGCGTAATAATGATGTAAACTTATCTATACGACTCATAGTGTCATATACAAAACTATAGCGATCTGCATCTGCTGGTAGAGAATCATAGTATTTGGCTATGGCTTCTACATCTTCATCATCTAACTCCATTACATTGCCATTACCAAAATCTAATTTTAAATTGCGACTAAATCTAGCGCCAGGTCTAGTATAATGGCGACTTAGTAATGCAAAATTGGCTGCGCCTAGTGCTCTAGACCCAGGAGCACCGTAAGCTTCAAAGATTTTAGTAACGTCGTTTATTTTCATGATATAATATTTATACTGTTCATTTTACATCACGTTTGATGTGATTAACTACTGCCGGAGATGCTTTCTTTTCTTGAGGAACATGCACAGTCTGTTTTGGCTGTGTTCTTGTACCTTGTATCTTTAAAGTGGGTGCAACTGGCACAACTTTTGTATTTTCTTTTAGACTTCCTGGATCTTTTTTAACAACAAATGTTGTAGTCTTCATTCCGGTGTTAGGATCAATGTATGTGCTTTTAAATACCCGACCGCCATGTTGTTTAACATGAGCAAATGCTTGTTGTTTGCTGTCAAATCTATTAGCAGGTGGTTTGATCATTGGGCTTGCTTCTTCACCAACGCTGGGTTTTTTAACATCATTGGCAAATTGTTTTTTAGTTGCTTGAATAATACCACTAAATCTTTTGTCGGCACGTTTAGTATTGCCAGCTAAATCAGATGCCCCAGCATCTGCGGCAGCCGCAGTTTTATACTGACGTAACTTTTCATTAGATAGTTCGTCGAGCTGGTCCCCCGAGTCTTGTATATTCAATACTTTAACAGGGAATCCACCCAAGGTTGTGTTTTTAACTAAATCGTTTGATTTCATTTTTCTAATTACCTTTTCTGCACTTTCATCAACATCACCTTTAAGGCCTGGCGGATCGTCAGCAGAATAATCTTCGTTATTCTTTTTATGTCTTGCTAACTCTAATGTCAACGCTTCGGCTAATCCGTTGGGATTAGCAATCTGTGGAAGCCCTTGCTTATTTGTTTTTAACCCAAGTTTGTTAGCCTGTCTACCCACTTCACCTGGCTTAATGTCCACAGTCAATGCCATGGAATATCTAGGGTCGCGTGCCTGTTTCTTAGTTGGAATATACCCAGAGGCATTTTCGGTGATAGGATCATCTTCAAAATAATCAGGATGTAACTGAGCAAACTCTCTCATGATTATGCCAGCTGTTGCATTTGCATCATTTTCTTCTGGAGAACCAGTCTCCCCAGCTTCGGGCGGCAGATCGTTTTCTTCTGCTTGTTTGCGATGCACTAATTCATGTGCCAGTGTTCGCAGTATGTCCATGGGATGACGATTGGCAGCACTGATTGTTAGCACGCCAGTTTCTAGATCAAAAGAACCAAAACTTTTATTTCGCTCACTCCAAGCTGGATCTTTTTTAATTACTATTTTTGGAACTTTTTCTAGTTCTAGATATTCTTGGGAAAACGCAACAAACTCTTTGATAATTTCTAATAGGTCTTTTGGCTCTTCACTTAGGAACATGCGTGTGCTTGGTCCAACACCATCGGGAGTAGAAGTAACATCCTCAATGGTGTAACTGCGGAATCCATATTTCACTGGTTTGTGAATTTTTACTTGCTCAGTTAGACTAAGTTCTTCGTCACGTGCCGCAGTGGCAGCGTCTGACAATTTTTTAATATAACCTTGTGTGCGCAATATTTTAAAAGCTAAATTCTCAGTACCGAATTCGCCATGCTCAGCTAGGCCAGTTTTGCGCATAGCACGAATTTTTTCCAACAACTTGCTCATGCGAATGTATTCCCCGGACATAATAGCTTGGTCAATCCTGGCTACTAAATCTTCATACTTACTGCGTGTGCTAACATCGTCTATGTGTGCCTTGGCACGTTTTGGAACTTGTATCCATTTGTTGTTTAATACACTGTACTCGCCTTGGCTGACCACTGGTTGATTAGCATCTTGAACATACAATTCAACATCATACCCACCAATGGTAATATCGTGTTCATCGTTGTATTGGTATTTCTTAGCATTAAACAGTTCACGATAAACTTCATCATTTAATTCAGGAATATCAACTAGCAAATGTAGATCAATATCTGAGTGTGGGGTGTATGTATAGGCAGCATTACTACCAGAAACGGTAATATCTTTAACGGCTAAATCGGGTACACCTAAAAATTCTTTAAAATCTTCGGCTATATCTAACAGTGCGTTTCGGACTTCAGGGCGAAGGTGTTCACCATGATCCCAGAGAATGGGGTTTAAATCTTGATTAAACTTAACTGCATCGTCAAGGTTATAGGAATCTAACTCAGTAATATTCATAATAGGTATTTAGTTAAAAAACGCAGGCACTGAAATCTAGCACAATAAGGATACAGGGACCGTAGTCCCTGTATTTCTAGCAATAAAGCAGATTAAGCTGCCTTTTCTTTGCGTTTGTTTTTAGCAATTACCTTGGTTTCAACAGTTGGTGCTGGTGCTGGATCTGGTATTTGACTAGTAGTAGCTGTTATCTGCGTGGGTTGATTCGCTGGTAATTGATTAGTCAATGCCAGTGCGTGTAAGTCTTTGTATACTTGTTCTTGTGCCGCAAAGTCATAGGTGTAAGTTCCAGTGTGGCGCAGTAACACACGTTTATCAATAAAAACTTGGCCGCCTAAATCACGCCAGTTTTCACAGAAAGTCCAGTCCTCGCTGTAGTAACGGTTTTCGCGCACAGCGGTATCAAAATAGGTTTTCATGTAAGGATTGAGTTCTGCAGGCAATCCAATGTCATTCATGAAAGGCTTGACTGCTGGATGAGCATCTAATTTTTCAAACACGTGACGCTTGATTAACAAGAAGCCAGTACCAGTTTTGCTTACTTCTTGCAAACCAGTTGCTTCATCGGCATCAACGCCGGGTAAGCCATTAACACACCATTTAATTGGCAGACTCTTCATTGGATATAAACCACCGACTACATCAACGTTGTGATTTAACATGGCCAGCAAGTGCCAAGGTTCCCAACCGATGTCAGCATCGATGAACATCAAGTGTGTAGATTCTTTGTTATGTAAGAATTTAGCGGTTAACGTATTGCGAGCACGACTAATCAAGGATTCGTTAGTCATAGTTTCAACGGTCCAATCGATGCCTAATTGACGGCAAACATTAGACCATTTAATAAAGCTCATAAACGTAGATTCAGTAAGCTGTCCACCATAACAAGGCATACAAATATGTACACGGGTGGTTCTTAGATAGTCGACGTTAACTTGGATTTGTTGACCCTCTGTAGGGTTTTGAGTAGGTTCGGACACTGAGTTCTCCATTAAAATTATGTTTTATTTACTTGCTAAAGATGCACACTAAAAATTTTTAGATGCAGGTCGAATTAATATCGTTTTTCGTTTAGATAATCTGCAGATTCGTTGGCTGTGTCACTGATTGCAATATCTAACATTTTTATAACATTTTGAGCTAATTTTGGATTAGTCTGAGTTTTTGGATACATGCTCATTACCAGCGCAGTTTTACGTCGGTCATTCAATGAAGGCCAAGCAGTGCGGATTTCAGTGGCTGATGTAAGTCCCGGTCCAAATTCTACTGTAGGCAAATAATCCATGTAAGCATGTTTGGTCATTGGTTCTAGTGCAGTAGTATATGGCTGTAAATATGCTGGGCTACCATCTTTTTTGTTGCCACCGGGCTGTGGGGGTTTGGTACGATCTTTTTCACTGCGAACAAAAATCAAAGCAGTATTATTTGGATCATAATGCTGAGTAATCTCTTCGCATCGGAAAGGACTTTTTACCTGCACAAAATGTCCTGGTTGTACCCCGGCTAACTTTGCTAATTTTTCTTTAATAGAAAACGGAAATGGTCGTTGACTAGTATCATTGGTGGCTGCCACATAAACGTCAGCGTCAGGAAATGCTTTCAATGCGCTGTTGTAAAGTGCCATGTGTCCAGCATGAAATGGGTGGAAACCTCCGGGCATAATAACTAGTTTTTTCATACTATGTATTTATTTGTTAAACATTTTCTAATAACCACAGAAACAACGGTGTGTTAAATTTAAAACTAACAGTTCCGTTACAACCCATATTACCAAAGAATGGTTCAACTGTAGTTGGACCTGTGCCATTAAAATCATGTCTGTACACTGATTTTTCTAGGAACTTTGTCCCCAATGAAATGTCTTCAAATTTAAAGTTATCAATGGTAAGCATTGGACTATGCAAGATTGTTCCCTGCTGATCAAGTGTTGTATGCTCGGATAATTTGCCGGTCATAACAAACTGTAGTTCGTATTCGCCGTTATCAATGTCTTCAAACTCTTGATTGATTTGATATACCCGGTCAACATGATTTATATTAGATACCGGAGTATCATTTAATAAAATCAGTAATCCCAAAGGGCAAGATGGGTCTGTACTGCTAACAGTACAATTAAACGAAACTGCGCTCATTAATAATTGATGTTTACAGCGTTGATTGTGCCAAAGTTAAAATACAGTACTTTAACTCGAATCCAAGTAAACTTACCAGGAATCACTGCCGGGAAATGATCAGTCATTGTAGTAGACATGTCGCCCCATTCATAAATGTCTACCCAGTTGGTATTTTCCGCTGATGTATCTAGAGTAGCCTGCACTATAAAAACACCTTGAAAATCAGTTACTGAAAAATCTATGGTTTGACTGATACCCTGACCATTATAATAGTTGGCAGCTCGTTGCGGATCTCCATCAAAATCCTGGCTACTACCGTCGTAGTTGCCCGATGGAGTACCACAAACTGTTCGAGGTATCAATGTATAAGTGGTGAGACTCATTCTGCCCGTTCTGCTTCTACAATAACACCAGCGCCCAAGAGTTCTTCCGCCACTGATTGCAGTGCAGTCACAACATCAGTGTCGGCTAGAACGCCAACTGTGTCGCTGTCTTTGACCAATTTTGAGAGTTTGATCACAACTACTTCTTCGTGTATTTTTGCCATAGTATATTATTTATTCGATATAATGTCGAAAGTCTTCCTTACAGCACCGGGGCGAACCAAACTTAGCAACAATAATATGTCTTTGCCGTTATGATCAATGAAAAAATTATCATACCAGTACATTTTAGTTAACTTTGATTTGGTATCGATGTATTTTTGAAGACTTGGGCTTAATCTTATGTTAGCACTGTGATTCTTTAATAAATTTATAATTTTCTGCTTTTCTTCTAGATCAATTTGATACGTTTTTAAATAAGTTCGATGACTAAATTTACTATTTTTTAGTTCAATGCTGTTAGCCGGGCGATTTACAGTCATTGATGTCAATGATGGGTTCCTAACGCAATCGAGCTCGACAATGGACTTGATATGTTCTAGATTGTTGGTGTACAGAGTAAACCCGTTGTGCCAGCATACAAGTCTCGATTTTTTATCAACCAGTAATTTTTCTCCGACTGTGTGCAGATCTCGCACAACCTTAGCGGTAAAAGCATGCAGTCGCTCCCTAATTGTTCCGTATGTGCTCTGCCACACTCGTCTTACATGTATTTTTTGATCTATATCTTCGGCATCATAGCAGGTCATTCCACGGAAAACACTAGCTTCTATTAGATTAATTGACAACGAATATTTAAACTCGTTGTAATATAATCTATCGCTGAATTTTTTAACTGGAACTAAGTTAAACAATTTGTATAACCCCTTGATCGTCAACTAATGCAGTAGCAGTTGTTTTAACATCAAATACCATAGCATCGTCGACATAGTCAACAAAAATCTCACAGCTTGAAATCTTCTCAAACAAAATTTTCTTACTAAGTGGGATTTTGATCATTTCATCAATCTTGCGTGACAACGGTCTGGCACCCATTTTATTATCGTAGCCTTTTTTAGCCAATGTATTAATTGCAGACTCGCTGAGATTTAGTTGAATATTTTTATTTTTAAGACTCTGTTTAAGTTCATCAACAAATTTAATCACTACCTTTTTAATAGCCAAATCATCTAGTTTGACAAATTTACAGATCTTATCAATACGATTTCGAAGCTCGGGTTTGAAAAAGTCCTTGACTGCTTTGTCCTCACTGCCAGTCTTTTCAAGATCTACTGCAAAACCGATGTTGTTATTTTCATTGTCTCTTGCTCCTAGATTTGATGTCATAATCACAATGCAATTTTTAACATTGGCTGTTTTGCCATTGCTGGAAGTAATTTTACCTTCATCGAGAATCTGTAATAGGATGTTACTGACATCCGGATGCGCCTTTTCAATCTCGTCAAACAACAAAATAGAGTAGGGATTTTTACTAAGATCTGAAATAAGTTTGCCGCCGCCGATGTTACCATCTTCAAATCCCACATATCCTGGTGGGGCTCCAATCAGACTTGAAACTGTGTGTTTTTCTTGATACTCGCTCATGTCATATTTTAGCAACTTCATATCAAGATTTGTAGCCAACAATTTTGCCAATTCAGTTTTACCAGTACCAGTTGGACCTAAGAATAGATAACTGGCAATGGGGCGTTGTTCGCTGCCGATACCTGAGAAACTAATATAAATTCTCTCAAGCACATCGTCTATGGCCTGTGTCTGTCCGTACAGTTTCTGCTTGATATTGGATTCTAGGTCTACAATCTTGTCATCAATTTTATTTTCAAGTTTTTGTAAACTTACACCTGAAACTTTGGAAACTTGTACAGTAATCATTTCTTTGGTAATCACTGCATTAGGCTGATCTTTGATTTTTTCTTTAGCACATGCCGAGTCCAGCAGGTCGATGCTTTTATCGGGATTCTTTTTATCATGAATGTAACGCCCAGCAAGATCCACAGCAGACATGATAGCATCGGTGTCAATTTGAACACCGTGGAATTTTTCCAGTCTAGATGCAACACCAATAAGGATACGTTCAGTGCTTTCACGATCTGGTTCGTCAATGCCAAGTCGATAGAATCTGCGCATCAATGCACGATCTTTTTCGAAGCTTTCGTAATATTCTTCCCAGGTAGTGCCGGCAACAACTTTTAAATTACCTTTTGTAATTGCTGGCTTTAACATATTTGCTAGATCTAGGCTGCCGTTACTGCTAGATCCTGCGCCCTTGATAGTGTGTGCCTCGTCAATAAACAACACACACTTTTTCTTGGCTTCAAGTGCCATGATTACATGTTTGAACTTTTCTTCAAACTCACCTCGATATTTAGATCCTGCTAGCAGACTTCCAACTTCTAAACTCCATACTTCGTGACCTTTAAGGAATTCAGGAACACGCCCCGCGGCAATCTCTTGAGCAAGACCCTCTACAATTGCAGTTTTACCAACACCGGGGTCGCCAACCATTAGCACATTGGCCTTGAACTTTTTAGCCAATACTGTGATCATTTCCTGCAATTCTGTAGCACGACCGATAACTGGTTCAAGTCTATCGTCTTTGGCCAGTTGGCTTAGATTTACGCAGTGCTCTTCTAGAATTTCGTTGGCTTGATTTTCAGACAGCTTAACGTCAGAGTGCCCATAGTGTTTCTGCCAGAAATCAGCAAACTCTTGTTTGGTAAGTCCGTGTTTGAGTAAAAAGTAATGAGCATGACTGTTTGCCTCTGCCATCATGCTTAGATAAAGGTCAATGGTAGTAACTGTTCGTCTGCCAGTGAACATCACTTGCGTTAGCGCACGATTAAACATCCTCTCAAGCGCATTGGTCTTTTTAGGCTGTAGGTTTGGATCATCTTTAATCAATGATGTCAGTGTTGACAAGTAGGCATTAACTTCGTGATCAAATAAATCTACATTTGTACCAAATTTTTGTAAAAGTTTATTAAATGGATCATGTCGGATTAGAGCCAACAATAAATGTTCAGTGATAACATATTCATGTTTATGTCCCACTGCAATCTTAACTGCCGATTCGACAATAAATTCAATTTCTGGATTATTTTGCATAACAATTACCTATCTTATTTGGATATACAATTATACATGAATTTTTTCAAGTCATCAAGTGTAATTTAATCAATTTAGAATACTTAGCTGTCTCGATGCAGCCGAATCGCATCTAATATGTTTGAATCAATGTTAACCGGAATCTGGGCATTTAGTTGTATTAACAAATCACCGGCATTACCGGCTCTGCCCAATAGACCACGACCACGAACACGTAGTATTGTTCCTGGATTTGATCGTTGTGGTATAGTCAACTGTAGAGTTGTTCCTTGGAGGTCTCGAATTTCAATTGCGCCGCCCAAAATTAAATCCCAGATGCTGACATCTTTTTTAGTAATTAAATTAGGCCCTTGGCGTTGCCATAATGGGTCTGGCGTAATTCTAAATGTAATAATTAAATCAACACCACCTGGTGCGATGCCCGCATATTGCACAGAATCACCATCCTCGATGCCCTGTGGTATATTGATTTCCAAGGCATTACTACCATGTGGTGTACTAACTGTGATTGTTTTCGGGCCACTGCGGGCAACATCTATTAGATTAATCCACAGCGTTAATCTAGCCTGCGTCTGTGGTCGGTGTTGTTGATTAAATCTTGTACCGAATTGTGCAAATATTTCATCAAAGTTAAAAGGTGAATTTCCAAATCCAAAGTTGTTTACATTTACATGCGCACTGGGATTATCATATTGTTGTTTTTTGTTGACGTCACTGAGTGTACGATACGCTTCTTCAATTTCTTGAAACTTTTTTGTATCCCCACCTTTGTCGGGGTGATGTTGGCTGGCTAGCCGACGATAGGCTCGTTTAATCTCGTCGGCTGTTGCAGTACGTTGCACACCCAATGTAGCGTAATAATCAGTCATAGAAAAGGGTCCAATACAGTAATTATACTGGACCCTGGGTCAGGTGTAAAGTTATTTCTTTTCAGGAATAGCAGTACCTTCGTGTTTTTTATGCTTTTTCATTTCTTTGCAGTCTTGTTTGGGCTTGCCAGTTTTGGCATCCATCACAGGCTTGCCGTCTTTGCCTTGCACGTCAACACATACTTTGACTTTTTCAGGTTTGGCTTCGTCGGCTAACACTGGTTGTGCCAGTGTCAAACATAGTCCTGCTACAAATATAATCGTTTTCATATTATTTTCCTTTAAATTAATGGATCTTCTTGTTGTGGCACAACTTTTTTGCCGCCCCAGCCAGTAGTTACTGTTACTGTTGTTGGTGTTGTGCCCCAGCTTGGTCCTGCATTGTATGGCCCAGACGTTGGCGCTCCAAATCCTGTATTGCTACCAAAGCCTGTTGCTGGCGGTACTGCTCCGTATCCTGGACTTGTTGTCCCGAAGCCTGTTGGTGAACCAAAGCCACCGGCTCCGGGCTGTTGGACTGCGCCCGGCGGCGTATATGTTGTACCGACATTTGGTGGTAAGTTGATTCCGCCATTATTTGCTCCTGCTAGTTTTTCTTGTGTACGGCCATATGCAGCCAATCCAAGAACCGCGCCCATACTGATATGGAACAGTCCTGCGCCTTGCAGTGTTAGAGGTTGCCATTGCACATTTACTCCACCGTGGAACAATGCTTGTGTCAAACTCCACAACACCGGTGCAACCACAAAGTCAAATATACACACGCCCATGTACATCCAACCCATCATTGGACGCCATTTGCTGTTCATCCAATCTTCTTTTTTCTTTTCTGATTCACTCATTTTTTCAGCCATGTGTTACCTCTTTAGTATCCAAATCTTGCCTTGTAAGCCGCGTATTGTGCCTGCATTTGCGCAGTGCTTAACACCCCGGTCCAAACTTTGACCATGCCAATATTGCCGGCCGCGCACTCATTGCCGTCACTCTTGCTGTACAGTTTCAACTGGTTAAATCCGCT